CCCTTTGCAAAGACGAGGGTTGCCCGCATCATGGTACTGACCATGCTTGCGTTACCCCTACGCCACGCCCAGGCCCCGCAGCAGGCATGCCACGCCGTACCCGCTAGGGTAGCCAGGCCCAAACCGCAAACGCAGCGCCACGGCCAAGCCTGGCGCTGCCAGCCCTACCCTTTACCTAGCCAACAGGCCGCCAAAATGACCAGCATTAACATCCGCCAAAAAGGCGCCAACGCAGAACGCGACCTGGCAATCGAACTGAACGCCATCGTAAACCTGGTGCTGAAAGAGCGCGGGTTCCCGATGCCAGCCAAACCTATCATTCAGCGCAACCAGAACCAGTCTGCTGTGGGCGGTTCCGACCTGACCTTCCCGATCCCGATTGCCCTGGAAGTTAAACGCCAGGAGCAGTTGTCGATCAACACCTGGTGGAAGCAGTGTGAAGTCGCCGCCCAGGAGTTCGGAGGTGTGCCGGTGTTGATCTATCGACAGTCTCGCAAGCCCTGGACTGTGGTCATGTACGTGGACATCCCTGTTGGCTCGGCTGCACACCTCACGAAGGTTCGTGCTACACTCTCCTTCGAGGACTTTAAGGCCTGGTTGCGTGTCAGCCTGACCACAGCCCTCAACAATGGTACGTGGGTACCGGTAGCCTAGGAGAGATTGATCATGCCCGAGACTTTGGGTCAAAAACAACGCCGCTTCACCAAGATGGTAGGTCTGCTGATCGAGTACGCTTACCAGAAGGGTTACGAGCTCACTTTCGGTGATGCTTACCGCGACCCTCGGGTGCACGGTGAGAACGGCGAGAAGAAGAGTTACAGCGCCGCCAGCAGTGTGCACAAGGTGCGGCTGGCCGTCGACTTCAACCTTTTCAAGGATGGTGTCTTCCTGGATAAGTCCGAGGACCACAAGGTCTTGGGCGAGTACTGGGAAAGCATGGGTGGCACCTGGGGCGGTCGCTTCAAGCCGAACGCCGACGGCAACCACTACAGCCTGGAACACAACGGCTTCAAGTAATAGCTTTTTGCTACCGTTCAGCGCCCCGATGCTTGTAACATCGGGGCGTTTTGCGTATTATCATCCGGGCTGACACAAGGAGTATCTAATGAGCGATCCGAGCAACGACCCGAACTGGTGGATCCGATTTGCCGGATATGCCATCTTCGCCGCGTTCGGTGGTAGCATTGGGCACGTCCTCCGCACGTTGGACAGCGGTCAGCCCATCCGTTGGGGAAAGGCTATAGCGCAAGGGGTAGGCGCGGGCTTTGTGGGTGTGCTAGTGTTACTGGCATGCCAAGCACTCGGCCTTAGTGAGCAATGGACGGGCCTGACTGTTGGTGTGTGCGGTTGGATGGGTGCGAGCGCAACCATCGTAATCCTGGAGAAGTTGGTGTTCAAAAGACTGGGCATCGGCGAATCTAACAAACCTACAGCAGAGCAGGAGTAACACATGATTCAACAAGCCCTCCAGTTTTTGACAGACAAACGCCGACTCATCACGGAATATGCCTTACTCGGATGTGTAGTCATGATTGGCGGGCTTGCCTTTTCTATGTGGATCTCTCGAGCAGAGCTCCGCACCGAGCTCGCCAACACCAAAGGCGAGTTGAAGTTGCAAGGTGAGCGCATGCTCCTTGCAGAGCAAGCCTACGATACCAACCGCAAGGCAGTAGAGGCCCTGAAGAGCCTGCGCGACCTGGACCAGGAAGCATTCGCCAGCCTTCAATACACCCTGGGACTCATCCAGGCCCGCAACGCGGTTGTAGACAAACAACTCGACCAGCTGAAGGCCCAAAATGATGAAGTCAAAGTGTTTTTCTCTACTCAGCTTAACCGTGCTCTTATCTGCGTGCTCGAGCCAGAGCAGTGTGGAAAAGACGACATACACCAAAACTGAGTACCTCTACGTTGCGCCGGGTGCCACGCTGCTGGCGCCCTTGTCCCCTACGCCAATCCTCTTGCTAGGTAACGGCGAAACCCTCTCCCGCAACTACCAGATCTACAAATCGAACGCCGAGTCGTGTGAAGCCAGGTTCAATGAACTGGTGAACTGGCACAAGAAAGCGGCCAAGAAGTACCCGGCTGCTGTGGTTAAGTGATAGTTGCGTATGGTCCTGGGTTACCATATACTCAGGCCCATACTTTGGAGACCGACTATGACCGACACCACTACTTTCTGGAGCGACGAAGCGATGGCTCCTCTGCTCTCTCCTGCTGAAAGAGCGGTGCGTGATCGTTTCGTCAAAGAATATCTGGTCGACTACGATCAGAAGCGTGCCGCCCTTCGTTGCGGGTATGGCGAGAGCTTTGCCGCTGCCTACGCCGACAAGTTCATGAATGAACCATATGTGCAGCAGCAGATCAAGGCACTGGAAGTCGCTTTGCCTGAAGATGCTGACGCAGAAGAAGAGCACACCAAACGAGTGATTCGCGCTGCCCTCATCCGCGAAGCCAACTACCGTGGGCCGGGTGCCAGCCACTCCGCACGGGTCAACGCACTCGCCAAGCTGGCAGTTATCCATGACATGGACGCCCCGACCAAAGTAGAGGCGGACATCAATAACCGTGGCGGTGTGATGATGGTTCCTGGCATTGCCAGCCCTGAAGACTGGGCAGCAACCGCAGCGGCAGCACAGAAGAAGCTTCAGGATGAGGCCATGTTGTGAAGACAGTTGCCCGTCCCCCGAAGGTTGTATGGTCGCCGTTGCCAGGGTCGCAGACCTTGGCAATGTCGTGCCCTGCAAACATCATTGTCTACCACGGGTCGCGTGGCCCTGGTAAGACAGATGCCCAGCTACTGCGGTTCCGCCGCTATGTTGGCTTGGGGTATGGGCGCCACCTACGAGGGGTCATCTTTGACCGCCAATACAAGAACTTGGACGACTTAGTCTCTAAGTCCATGCGTTGGTTCCCGGAGTTCAAAGACGGGGCTCGCTTCATGAGCTCCAAGTCTGACTATAAGTGGGTGTGGCCTACCGGCGAAGAGCTCATGTTCCGTACCTGCCGCCAGGACTCCGACTACTGGATGTATCACGGCCAGGAATTCCCGTTCATTGGTTGGAACGAACTGACAAAGTATCCAACGGATACACTGTTCGAAGCTCTCATGTCCTGCAACCGAAGCTCGTTCCGACCGGAAGACTATCCTATGTGGTACGACGGCCAGATCTACGACAAGCTTGGCAAGATGATTCAGTGTGACGAGTTCGACAAGAACGCACGCATGTACTTGCTGCCGAAGATGCCTCTGGAAGTGTTCGCCACCTGCAACCCGTTCGGCCCTGGCCACAACTGGGTTAAGAAGCGGTTCATTGATGCGTCGCGGCCTGGCGAGCTGTTGCAGTTGACCACAAACGTGTTCAACCCACAGACCCAGGTTCGTGAGGACATTGTTAAGCTCCAGACGCATATCTTCGGGACGTACAGGGAAAACAAGTACCTGTCCCCGGAGTACGTGGCGGAGCTGGAAAAGATTAAAGACCCAAACAAGCGCAAGGCCTGGCTGGGCGGCGACTGGGATGTTGTGTCCGGTGGTATGTTCGACGACGTTTGGGATCGTGACGTACACATCATGAACTCGTTCGCCATTCCGATCGGCTGGCGTATTGACCGGTCCTTCGACTATGGCTCCAGCAAGCCATTCTCTGTTGGCTGGTGGGCAGAGTCTGATGGTAGCGACGTACAGCTGCGCGACGGCACCTGGATGTCCACCGTTAAAGGTGACCTGTTCCGTATTGCAGAGTGGTACGGTTCCACCGGTGCTGCGAACCAGGGCCTGCGCATGCTGTCCTCCAAGATTGCTGAAGGTATTGTGGAACGTGAGCTGCGCATGGGTATCCACAACCGGGTACAGCCAGGCCCAGCGGACAACGCCATCTACACCGTCGACAACGGCAATAGCCACGCGGCCGACATGGCCAAGGCTGTGGTTATCGGTGGGCGTATCTATCCTGGTGTAGAATGGGCTCGCTCGGACAAGTCGCCTGGTAGCCGTAAAGCTGGTTGGGAACGCATCCGAGAAGCATTGGAAGCGGCAAAGACCCCTACCTGGATAGACGCCAATGGGAATGTCATGCGTGTTCCGCGTGACAAGCCTGGTCTGTTCTGCTTTAATAACTGCAAGAATTTTATTGAACTGTTCCCGAACCTGCCACGCGACGAAGAAGATATGGACGACGTCGATACCGACGCCGAAGACCACATTGGTGACGAAGTGCGTTACCGTGTCCTGTCCTCTAGCTTGGGTGCAAGGTTTGGCGCTACCCGAGGAGTTAGCTGATGTCCGAGCTTGCAGGGGTTCACCCCGACTACACAAAGTACGAAGACAACTGGAAGACGCTGCGCGACTTCTACGATGGCTCGGACAAGGTCAAGGAGGCTGGCACTCGCTATTTGCCGGCCACCGAAGGCATGATGATTGACGGTATGAACTCCGGCGAGTACGGCTTTCAGTGCTATCAGGCTTATAAGCAACGTGCTCGAGTTCCTGATTACGTCTACCAGGCTATTGAAACCCTGGTTGGTCTCATGCACCAGAAAGATGCAATCATTGAGCTGCCGCCGCAGATGGAATACCTGCGCGAAAAGGCAAGTGCTACCGGCGAGCCGCTGACCGCCCTGCACCGCCGCATAAACGTAGAGCAGCTCACTACCGGTCGCCTTGGCCTATTGGTGGACCTGCCTGCTGTTGTGGACCAGACAAAGCCGCAGCCTTACATGGCCCTGTACCCGGCAGAGTCTATTCGCAACTGGGACAACCGGGAGCACAGCGACAACCATGGTGAGTTGAACATGGTTGTGCTTGACGAGTCTGGACCTGTCCGAAAGAATACTTTCAGCTGGGAAGAAGAGACCCGTTACAGGGTATTGGTTCTTGGTAGCGCCGAGGGTGATGACGCAACCGGTAAGTATCGCCAGGCGGTGTTCAAGCAGCCCGCATTGGCCTACGACGAGACCGCGCTGAAGGCGCCATCCTTGCGCGGTAAAGAATTCGAACATATTCCGTTCGTGTTCATCAACACTAAAGACCTTCTTTCTGCCCCGGATGTTCCACCGCTGAAAGGTCTGGCTGAGGCCTGTAAAGGTATCTACCAGTCTGAAGCGGACTACCGTCAGAACCTGTACATGCAGAGCCAGGAAACCTTGGTTGTGAAGGGTGGTACCCGTAGCAACGTCGACCGTGCTGGTGCAACCGGCCCAGTACGGGTTGGTGCAGGTGCCCGAATTGACGTTGACGACAAGGGCGATGCGAAATATATCGGGGTTAGTGCAGCAGGTCTGAGCGAACAACGCCAGGCATTGACAACCGACCGCGAAGCAGCTAAAGTCAAGGCCGGTCAGTTGGTGCAAAACAACGGTAGCCAGATGGAATCGGGCTCGGCGTTGACCACTCGCTTCAACGCGCAGACCGCAACCCTGAACCAGATCGCGCAGACCGGCGCAGCAGGGCTTGCCAAAGCGCTGCGCTTTATTGCAGAATGGCTGGGTGCTGACCCTAGCAAGGTCAAAGTTACACCGAACACAGAATATGTCAACTTCAACCTGGATGGTCAGAACTTCGTGCAGCTGATGACAGCTCGCCAGATGGGTCTCCCAATCAGTTTGGAAAGCCTCCATGCGGTGCTTGCAGACCGTGGTATGACCGTGATGGATCTTACCAGGGAGCTGGAAATCATCCGCAAGGAGAACGTCGAGTTGAAAGACCTGCTGCCAAGCGCAGCGGCACCGGGTACACCAGGCAGCGGTGGCGCACCAGGCGCAGCCAAGCCTACCAACCCACAGAACGAACCACCGCAGGAATGATCCTGCACACCAGGGCGGCATGGGTCGCCCTGTAACAAGCGGGCATGAGCCCAGGAGCAACGATGAAACTCAAGCACAAATACGGCAAGCAGGAAGATATCCCAGCAGGTTTCGAATCTCTTTTCGAAGAGAAAAACGGCGAGTGGGTGTTGACTGGTATCGAGGGTGTGAAGACCCAAGAAGATGTTGACCGCCTGCAACGCTCCCTGACTGCTGAGCGCAGCGCCCACAAGGCAACCAAAGACGCCTTCAAGGCCCTGGACGGCATGGACCTGGAAGAAGTTGTTTCCAAGCTGGACCGTTTCGACGAACTGGAAGCGGCTGCCGCTGGCAACGGTAACAAAGACGTCGACGCCCGTGTTGAAGCTGCTCTGAAGTCCCGCATTGCCCCGATCGAACGTGAGCGCGACAACCTGAAGAAGGAACGCGACGAGCTGTCCGGCAAGGTTCAAACCTTCGAAGCCGAGAACCGTACCCGCAGCATCCACGATACCGTGCGTGAGCAAGCTGCCAAGCTCAACATACTTCCCGGCGCCCTGGACGACGCCCTCATGTTGGCCGACCGTGCCCTTGTGGTTAACGAGCATGGTGAAGTCGTGGTTCGTGAAGGTGCCAAAGGTTTCACCGAGGGCGTTGACGCCGGTACCTGGCTGACCGAAGTTCGCGAAACCAAAACCCACTGGTGGCCTGCTTCCGAAGGTGGCGGTGCTGGCGGCGGCAATCAGAACGGTACCGGTACCAACCCATGGTCGAAGGCTGGTTGGAACATGACCGAACAAGGTAAGATCCTTACAGCCAACCGCGCCAAGGCCGAGAACATGGCGAAGTCGGCTGGTACCACTATCGGCGGTCCGCGTCCCGAAAAGTAATTTGTAAGGCTTGACATCGATAACGGCTCGTGCTACCTTTCTTTTCAGTGGCATGAGCCGTTTGTTTTACCATGAAGCAGGTCATGTGACGGCTTCTAACCTGTTTACCACAACCCATTAAGGAGCCTACCATGGCCGGTGGTGTTACACGCATCAGTGACGTTGTTGTACCGGAGATCTTTACTCCGTATGTGCAACAGCTCACCCAAGAAAAATCGCGGATCATCCAATCGGGTGCGGTTGTCGCCGACTCCGAATTGTCGAGCCTGCTGTCCGGCGGTGGTCTGACCTTCAACACCCCTTCGTTCAAGGACCTGGACAACGACACCGAAAACGTGTCGTCCGATGATCCTGCCGTGTTCTCGACGCCGAACAAGATCGGTACCGCGACCGAGATCCAGGTTCGTTTGTCCCGGAACAACTCCTGGTCGAACATGGACCTGACCACCACCCTGGCCGGTGCCGACCCGATGGCAGCTATTGCCAACCGTGTTGCCGACTACTGGGTACGCCGTCTGCAGAAGATGTTCGTTGCAACTCAGAGCGGTATTTTCGCAGCCAACGCCCTGGCCTCGCCAGTTGGCGGTACGCAGAACGACCTGACCCACAACGTGTCCGGCTCGTCCTTCGTCGACGGTGTGACTAACTTCACCACCGAAGCCTTCATCGATGCCTGCCTGACCATGGGCGACTCGATGGACGCTCTGGGCATGATCATTGTTCACTCGGTGGTCTACGGTCGCATGCAGAAGAACAACCTGATCGACTTCATTCCGGATGCGCGCGGTGAAGTAATGATCGCGACCTTCCTGGGCCGTGAAGTCATTGTTGACGACGGTATGCCGAACTCCGGTGGTGTGTTCGAATCCTGGCTGTACGGCGCTGGCGCCTTCCGCTTCGGTGCTGGCTCGCCCGCTATACCAACCGAGGTTGACCGCAAGCCTGACGCTGGTAACGGCGGCGGTCAAGAGCTGCTGTACAACCGTGTCGAGTGGTGCCTCCACGCTGTGGGCCACGCCTACATCGGTACCGCGCCTGCTGGCGGCCCATCCAACGCCAACACCGCGAACAACCTGGCAGCCGCCGCCTCCTGGGGCCGTGCCTGGTCGGAGCGGAAGATGGTCAAGATTGCCCGCCTGATCACCCGCGAATACTAAGTTCGCGACCCGTCAAAAAGCCCGGTTCGCCGGGCTTTTTTAGGAGGACAAGATGAGTACCAATCAAGTTCGCCCGCGTAACGTCCGCCACCGCGATTATGATCATCTGCGGCATAGCGACCACTTCCACACCTGGCTGGGGCAGCAGGCTACCCGCCTGGCGCAGACTGCCGAGTATGTGTTCGAGACTCTGCTCAAGGCCCAAGGCCTGACGTACCAGCAGGTTGAGAACATCCCAACCCCAGCGCCTGCGCCATAAGGCGTCAAGCATTGCGCTAAACCCTTGCGGGTCGTATACTGCAAGGGTTCCCACCCAATCTGGAGTTACCAATGTCTGACAAGATTGTCGCAGCTCTGAAGAGCTTGGACGTAAACAACGACCAACACTGGACTACCGATGGCGCTCCGCGCATCGATACCCTGAAGATTCTGGTTGGCAATCCTGGTCTGTCCCGCGAAGACGTCAACGCGGCCCTGCCAGGTTTCAGCCGTGCCACAGCGGCCAGCTTCGGTACCACTGGCGAAAGCGGTGTGCCACCTGTGGTTATCGACCCTGTAGCACAGAGCGCCGCTGGTACTGCGCCACAGGAGCCCGCAGCGCCCGTTACCCCGCCTGCCGACCAGGCTGCACCCGAGCAGGCCGGTTCGCTGGACGACCTGCCGAACCTGAACGAAGAACCCCTGTCCAAAGAAGGTGACGAAGCACGAGTCCCACGCGGTAAACTGATGCTGCCGGACGTCAATCAGATGGACCTGGCAGAAGTTCATGAATACCTGTCCGAGCTCGTGACTGCTCGTCACGAAATCAACCAGGCTATTCCTCTGGCGCAGAACCGCATTGCCTTCCTGGACGGTCAAGCGGCCAAGGATGCTGAAGCGACCAACCAGAACCCGATTCAAGCCTACCTGGCCAGTCAGGTTCGCAAGTCGGAAGAGCGCGCCGCTCTGCGCCAGACCGTGGAAGAAAGCGGCGTGAATCTGAAGGACCTGGCCAAGCGCATTGGCCCTGCGCCGATCGACGCTGCGCTGCAAAACCGTCCGCGCACTCCTCGTAAGCCTCAGTAAGGATTGCACAAATGCCGAAGTTCGCTGGTTGGAACTCCCCCGCTAAGGTTAAACGTGTGCTTCAAGCGACACTATATCTTAATTCAAAGCGCCGGAGGGCCAGCCTCGAACTTCCGCCCTCCCCGCCGCCTACCCCACCGGAGGGTAACTGATGGCACTCGTAGTAGAGGACGGCACCGGCAAACCGGATGCCAATGCCTATATCACAGTGGAATACGCCGACAACTACTTCACGTTGCGCGGCAATGAAACCTGGACGTTTGCGCAGACTCCTGAAAAGGAGATTGCCATCGTTTCGGCTACCGATTACATTGACGCACGCTGGGGTTCCCTGCTGGCGTCCGAACGCACTACCGATACGCAAGCCCTGGAGTTCCCGCGCAAGAAGTGGGAAGGCATGCCAACCACTCTTCTGAAAGCGGCATGTGAGTACGCTGTGCGTGCCATGATCTCGCCGCTCGCACCGGACCCAGTCTACGATGAAAGCGGTCGCACGGTTCTCGAAACTAAAGAAAAAGTCGGCCCAATCACAGAAGAGAAGAAATTCGACGACTACGCCGGGGCCGGTATTGAGTGGCGAGTGTACCCATCTGCAGACGCCTATATGCGTCCGCTGCTCAACGCTGCTGCCGTTGGCGGACGAGTGATTCGTAATGGCTAACCACACGAAATTCCTCAACCTTGCCAAACGGCTCATTGCCAAGCACGGTCGGCTCATTGAGTTGGTTCGTATTGACTCGCCAGCACCGGACCCGGACAAGCCGTGGAACGGCCCTGTTGGCGGGCCTACCGACGTATCCTTGGCAACTACCATGGGCGTCATGGTGCCGTTCCGGGGTAACGACTTTGGTTCGCTGTGGGAAGACTTCGATCTCAGCAAGGTCTCTGATGAGATCCTTTTGGTTGCGGGCATGCCTGGTATCGACCTGTTGCAAGCCCATAAGATCAAAGACAGCGGAGACCGTAAAATCGAATGGGTGCAGCACCTCAAGCCCGGTGACTTAACCCTCATGTATGCCTTTGGGGTCAATCGATGAGCGACAACTACATCTCCGCCAGGGATTATATCCTTGGCGTTTTTTATTCCCGGTGGAAGGTTGTCAATCCGGATGGTCTTGTGGACTTCCAGGATAAACCGTTTGAGCCACCTACTGGAAACAACCCGTGGTGCCGTGTTACACTCCGGCACAGTGGCGGCGGCCAGGTGTCCTTGACAGATGCACTGCAACAGGTCAAGCGGTACGACAACACTGGTACGCTATTCTTGCAGTTGATGGCACCAGTTGGGGACGGGAAAACGGGGCTGCTTGGCCTTGCGCAGTCCATGGTCAACGCATACCGAACCGCTCGCCACGCCAATATCTGGTTCCGCAATGTCCGGCTTGATGACAACATCCCCACCAGGGGTCCGTGGGCGCAAGTGAACGTGATTGCTGAATTCACATACGATACGATAGAATAGGAGGCCTGTCATGGCTGATTGTCCGAAGTTTAAAATCGACTCCAACGACACGGGCCTCCGTTTCGCTGTAGAAGAATGCTTGAAACAGTTGCCCGCCAGCCCGGTGTGGAACGCCCAGGAGCCGGATAGCTACGGCGACTTCGGTGCGACCACTACCACCACGGCCCGCAACCCGATCAACCCGTCGCGTCAGCGCAAGAAGGGTGTTGTCACCGACAAAGATGCGTCTGCGTCGTACACCACCGACTTCACCAGTAACAACCACCAGGAGCTGTTGCAGGGCTTCATGTTCGCCGCAGCGCGCCACAAGGCAACCACCGTACCGATCGGCCTGCCTGCCGTACCTGTGACCGCCGTAACCGTAGCCAACGGCTACGCCATGGCTGACACCACTGCATCCACCTTCAAGGCTGACATGCTGGTGCTGGCCTCCGGCTTCTCCAACCCTGCGAACAACGGCCTGAAGCTGGTGAGCTCGGTGTCCGTGGGTAACGTGCTGGTGGCTGGCCTGGTGGCCGAGGCTGCTCCGCCTGCCGGTGCCTCGGTGCAGTGCGTTGGCGTCCAGGGTGGCGCCTACGGCATCTCCGTCAACGCCGGGGTTGTTACCCTGACCGGCACCAACCTGGACCAACTGGGTATCATCCCTGGCGAGTGGATCATTGTTGGCGGCGACGATGTGAACACCAGCCTGGTCAACAACAAAGGCTTTGCCCGCGTTGACAAGATCACTGCCACCGCCCTGACCCTGGGTAAAACCGCCTGGACTCCAGTCAACGAAGCGGGCACTGGTAAGACCATCCGCCTGTTCACTGGTGTGGTTATCAAG